AATATAACGAGTGAGAAAAGCAAACGAGACAGATGCAGAAATGCTCGAACGCTTCAAGCGTGATATTCGGCGTGATGCTGACTTGTTGGACGAGCTACGCGATAAAGCCAATGAAGATATGCGTTTTGTGTACGTTGATGGTGGTCAATGGGAAGGTTTTCTAGAATCACAATATGAGAACCGCGCAAAGCTAGAATTTGACCTAATCTCACAATACAAAAACAAGTTTGTTGGTGAGTGGCGTGATAACCGTATTGGCGTCGAGTTTAAACCAGATGATGACGACACAGGCGAAAATGATGCTGAGTTTATCAATGGTGTTTATCGTGCTGATTACCGTGACGGCTACGGCAAAGTAGCAATTGACAATGCAGTTAATGAATGTGCGACGTGTGGGTTTGGCGCGTTTGGTCTATCGACTCGTTACGTTGATGAAGAAGATCCAGAAAACGAAGAGCAAGACATTGTTTGGCGTCCAATCTTCAATGCGTACAACACGGTCTATTTCGATCAATCGGCAAGACGCATTGATAAGTTAGATGCTAGGTGGGCGAATGAGTTAAAGCCTTACACTAAAGAAGCATTTGAAGACGAATACCCAGAGCTAGAGGCAGTATCTGCATACACACCAAAAGATAGAGCATTATTTAACTATAACGGTTCGAGCGATGAGGTTTATATCGCAACACGTTACGAAGTCATTAAAAAGCGTGAGTCTGTTTTTGTTTATAACAACTTAGCCAACGGTAAAGTTGAGTATTACCACAAAGAAGAGCACGACTTAATTAAAGATGAGCTAGCAGAAATCGGCGTTCATACTTTTGTGAAAGAACGTAAAATCATGCGCCGCAAGGTGATGATGGCGCGTTTCACGGGCAATGAGTTTATTGAAAAGCCGCGTGTTATCTCCGGCAAATTTATTCCGATCATTCCCATGTATGCCTATCGTGCCTACATTGATGGTGTTGAATACTGGTACGGCTTAGTTCGTAAGTATAAAGACGCTGGACGCGCTTATAACGCACAAATGTCACAGCTGATAGAGAATGCAGCATCAGCAGGCCAAGAAGTACCTATCTTCACACGAGAGCAAATAGAAGCGCCTGACGTATCAGCAACATGGGCAGATAAGAACAATAAGCCATTCTTATTCGTGGACGCTGCGACAGACGATAATGGCAATGTGATTGCAAATGGTCCGATTGGCTACAGCAAACCGCCAATGTTAGACCAAAACACCTCAGCATTGCTTGAGATTATCCCGAACTACTTACGTGAAGTAACAGGCGGTGCGCCACAGGACACGTTAGATCCAGACGCATCAGGTAAAGCTATCAATGCCATCATCAAACGTATTAATCTAAACACGCAAGAGGTGAGCGATAACATCCGCGAAGCCATTCAAGCAGGTGGTGACGTTTATATCTCTATTGCTTCTGAAATCTACACAGAAAAACGCGCTAAGAAGACCTTAAGCAATGACGGCATAGATAGCCGTGAAATGATGCACAAGCTTGTTAAAGACGAGCAAATAGGCCGTTTAATTGAGTCAAACACCATTAAAGGTAAGAAGTTTAAAGCGTACTCAGATATTGGCGCTCAATATCAGTCTATGCAAGAACAAACGGTTGAAGACTTGAAAGGCTTGCTCGAAGCAATAACCGGCAAGCGTGGCGAAGAAGTTTATACGCCTGCAATCATTGCAGCAATGCTTGAGAACGCGTCAGGCGTTGGTTTAAAACCACTTAAGAAAATTGCTAGACAGCAAATGTTACTCCAAGGCTTGGCTAAGCCTGAGACGGACGAAGAAAGAGCATACGTCCAGCAGATGATGCAGCCAAAACAAGATCCAAACCAAAAACTTGTAGAGGCAGCGGTAGAGCAGCAGCTAGCAGAAGCCAAGAACCTACAAGCCGCAACTATCGACAAGATAGCAAGCGCGAAGAAAAAAGAAGCCGAAACGCAAGAAATCTACAGCGAATTAGGCATTAATCAACTTAATCAATTATTAAACTCAAGAAAGCAAATCTTGAGGCAATAAGTCACTGCGACTCTAAGCAGGGCCGTCAGGCACACTCTAAAAACCATTACAGAGGAAAAACCATGGGTATTGATGCGGAAAACGATCAAGGCGAAGTTTTGCCTGAAGAAAATCACGAAGAGCTAGAAGTTGAAGTCAGTCGAGAGGCTGTTGAGAGTGACAGAGATAGTGAGAAGGAACAGGAAGAGCAAGCCGAAAATCAAGAGGTAACGCAACCTCAAATAACGCAAGAACAGCTTAATAGCGTTATCCAAAGAAAGACTAGAAAGGCAAAGCAGCAAGTAGAGCAGTCAGAAAGCAAAAACGCACTACTTGAAGAGAAGGTGAAACTGTTAGAGCTTAGCTTAGAGCAGGAGCGTGGGAATAAAAAAAGTGCGGAGCCAAACCCTGATAATTATGAAGGCGGGGAGTGGGATGAAAAATACAAACAGGATGTTAATAAGTATCAGCATGAGCAGTTAAAGAAAACCGTTCTAGAGACTGTTAGAAGCGAACAGAACGCAATCGAAAGAGAGCGAGTTGAGCGTGAAAAACAAGATCAAATAAGACTCAAGCAAGAGATGCACTACAGAAAAGCATTAGAGCTAGGAAATGACGATTATGTGCAAAACGAAGACCGGGCGATTGATGTACTTGGTGAGGATGCAGTAAATCATATTATCCAAAACTACGATGATTCTCATGTGCTTCTTAATTACTTAGGTCACCCAGCGAATGCAAGTAAAGCAAGTTCTATATCTAGTCTTGTCAAGGGTAATGCCATTAAAGCTATCGATGCGATAACGAGGCTTTCGGTAGAGCTATCGGTTAAGCCGGAAGTGAAAGAGTCCGCACCAAATCCAGTTGACCCCTTAAAAGGGGGTAATGCGGGCGAGCAAATGCCGGCTTGGATGAAAGGTGCGAAATTTGAATAAGAGGAATACTCATGGCAAATAATCTAGAAAGTAATATCACGCTTAAACTAGCGAAAAAGTTCACGGAAAAAGTGGAAAGTACCCGTGTTTTATCTAAAAACGTAAATACACAGTTTTTGAATAATGCCTTTAATGCTTCAACTGGTGATGAAGTCGGCATGAAGCGACCAACGGACTTTAAAACAATCCGTACAACAGATGGTGATGTGACAGCGGAAACAGCATCTCCAATCATTGTAGGTCAAGCCAAAGGCAAAGTGCAGGATTATATAACTGTATTTGTTGAATATGATGAGATTGAAGAGGCGCTTAAATTAGATCAGTTGGATGAGCTTCTGGCGCCAGCGGCAACGCGAATGGTGACAGATTTAGAGCTTGATTACGCAAGCTTTATGATGAAAAACAGCGCACTTAAAGCTGGTAACGTTGGCAGTCCGGTTGCTGCATGGTCTGATGTGGCTGAGGCGTCAGCTGTTATGGCTGCTCATGGTGTACCAGCGGGCGATTGGATGTACACTGTTAACCCCTTCACTCAAACTAAACTGGCTGACAATCAGCGAGGCTTAGGCTCAAGCAATGAGTTGATTTCGCAGGCTCATAGAGCTGCGATTATTAGTGATAACTATGCAGGCATGAAGGTTATGCAGGCAACAACACTATCAACCTATTCTACTGGTGCGGGAGCGGATAGAGCGGGCACTTTAGCTGTAAGCCCTACAGTCACGTATGCGGCCCATAAGGATTCAATGGTACAGTCATTAGTGGTAACTGGTTTTAATGCTAATTTAGTAGTAAAAGCGGGTGAAACAGTCACAATTGCTGGTCGAAAACGTTTAAATCTATCTACCCGCAAACTGGTTATTAATGGTGATGGCAATGAAATTTTGTACTCTGGCGTTGTTACGGAAGATGTGACGCTTGACGGGTCTGGCGCCGGTACATTGCTTGTTTCTGGCCCAGCTATCTATGAGGCTGACGGTGCATACAATACAGTTGATAGTGCGCCAACATCAGGTGATGTTGTAACACTTGGCGGCGCTGCAAGCTCCATCTACCAGCCTAACCTATTCTGGCATAAGAATGCGTTTTCAATTGGCTCTGTACCTATTAAGAAACTCCATTCAACAGATACCTTGGCGAAGACAGCAGATGGTTTGCAAATTCGTGTATCTAAGGGATCGGATTTCAAAGGAAATAGCCAAATGGTTAGGTTTGACCTACACCCTGCGTTTGGCGTGATGAACCCATTCTTTGCCGGTCAAGGCTTCGGGGTATAACAAAAGGGGCTTCGGCCCCTTTATTTTAGAGGTTAGTTATGGCGATTTTTATTAAGAAAAACGGTCAAGAGATTGAAACTAATGATCTTGATGAAACATTAAAGGCAGCTGTTCGTCTTGGATGGAAGTTAAAGGATACTTCTACAGAAACAGAAACAGAAACAGAAACAGAAACAGAAACAGAAACGCCGTTTAACATTGATACAGCCGATTTAGACCAATTAAAAGCCAAAGCAAAAGAGCTAGGCTTAACGATGGCTCATAACATTGGTGAAGAGTCTGCGCGCAGCAAGGTTAAAGAAGCACTGAAATGAGTTCAGGCACAGAGATTATACAAAATGCATTCCAACACTTAGGGGTGCATTCTGTTATTGCGCCAGCCGGTGCAGAGTCAATATCCATCGGCAAAGACACACTTAATAGCATGATTGCTTCATGGCTGGCTATCGGTCTTGATTTAGGTTGCAACGAACTGAATAAGCCCGGTGATGAATTGGCTGAGCCACTCAGCGCCAAAAACTGCATAGAGTTAAACCTAG